ATATTGAAAGTATATTAGAATCTTCAGAATATGTTGATGATCAACCTTAAGGTACTTTTCCTCCAAGGTTTTTAATGTACTGATAGTATTTTCTTACAGGACATTTTGGAAATGTATTTGTCATACTTGCTTGTTCATCTTGACTAATAAGGTGGTGTTTTATTACCACCTTTTTTTCTGTCATTGGATAGAGGGTGTATAATGGAGTGTGGTATGGTATTTCAATATCATAGTATTCCTTTTCTTCTGTAGGTGCTATAATATGACAATTAAGAGAGTGTTGATATTTAAAATCAATAAATCCAGGAGCAATATATAAATTATTTTCTCTGAAGAAGTTAGTTAAGTAATGAGATTCTACAAAAATAAATTTGATAGGATCATCGCAAGTCATTAACCAAGGATTATTTAATTTAAATGCTGTTGCATTTCTTGGATATAAATTTGCGTATTGTTCTGGTGGATGTTGTACAAAAGGTTGTCCACCATAATCATTACCTAATGGTAATGGTTGTACTCTTCCATCTGGATGTATTCTTATTTTTAATTGTTCCCATGATCTAATTTTTATTCCTTCTGTAACTAGATTAGAAATACCAGGACATCCTTTTATAGATCCTATTTCAAAGTCACTATTTGAATTTTGGTCATGAGATTTTACTTCTGTTTTTAATCCTTTATGCCAGTATGGAGTATCTACTTTAATTGTTGGTTTATCGTTTTCAAAGTGACCATTGAAACAGGTGTAGAAATTTACTGTTATTTTTTTATTTTTATTAAAAAACATACTAATCTTCAATAATGTTTTCTTGTATTTCTTTTAAAATTCTATTACGATAGAATGAATTATTAAAAACTTTATATAAGTCTTTAAGGTTTATAAATTTTTTAAATCCTTTAAGATTCATACAACTCTTAGAGTGATTTATAAGACTTTGTGTTAAGTAGAATTTTTTAATATTGATTGGATCATCTGTATGAAATTTTACATATACAACAGGTTCTCCTCCATAGGATTTTAGAGTTGTTTGTCCTGGTTTCATTTGTAATGCAAGTTCAAATGGTCTAAACCATTGAGATATATCATACATTCCAGGAACATAATATGATGTTTTATATATCTCAGGGTCATGCATCCAAGGAGCAAATGTTTGAATAGTAACAGGTTTGTCGGCAAAGAATATCCAATTACATGAATAGTTTATAGTTAAAGAACCTTTTACTGATGGTTGTTTTATTGATGCTACGAATGAATTATCAATAGTATTTGGGTTGTGGTTTATTGATTCAACTCTACCACCACCATTTGGATCTGGTAAGAACCTCCAGTTTACATCATATGGAGCTCTTACCATATACATGTTCTTACAAAAACTTTTAAATGCGTGGCAGTTAAAAAAATTATCTGTTATATTTTTAGGATCTTTGGACTTTGCTAAATCTTTATATACATTATCCAATGGATAGTGTGTTAAAAAATGATCATTATATGGTTCTTCACCCTGATACCAAGGAGACCAATAAATGTTAGTGGTCATAATAAAGCTTGACAATACACTCTATATATTATAGCATGTTAAGAGGAATAATACTACAGAATGAAAATTGTTTGGTGTAATGGTACATTTGATATTCTACATCCTGGACATATTCAATTGTTTAAAGCTGCTAGAGCGTTAGGTGATAGGGTTATAGTTGCCACTGACACCGATGAAAAGATTAAGAATGATAAAGGTGATAGTCGTCCTATAAATGACTTGTCTCACCGTGTAGCAATGCTAGAAGCGATCAAATATATTGATGTTGTTCATACCTTTGGTAGTAGACAAGAGTTAGAGGGATTGATACAATTATATAATCCTGATATATTATTATTAGGTGATGATTGGCAAGGTGGTGACGTTGTAGGGATAGAACATGCTAAAGGTGTTAGGTTTCTTCCTAGAGTGGGTGGTTATGCCACTAGTAATATTGTTAAAAGGATAAATGAAAGTTCTATTATTGGGTGATAGTTGTGAAGATGAATATATCTATGGGAGTTGTGATAGGATAAGTCCTGAAGCACCAGTTCCTGTAATGAACCTTGGTAGGGTAGAAACTAAAACTGGTATGGCTGGTAATGTTTGTTTAAATTTGCAGGCATTTAATTTAGATATTACTTTTCTAACCAATACAGAAAAGATAATTAAAACTAGATTTATAGATGAGAAATCTAACTATCAGATTCTTCGTGTGGATGATGAGAAAAGAATAAAACCTCTTATGATACCAGTTATGACAAATAGTTTTGATGCTGTTGTTATATCAGATTATAATAAAGGGTATCTTTCTACAGAAAAGATATTTGAAATTGTTGAGAGTAGTAGTTGTCCTGTCTTTATTGATAGTAAGAAGTCTATACTGCCAAATAAAAGTAATTGTTATGTGAAGATTAACGATAAAGAATATAGTAATTTGGATGAGAGATGTCATATTGATAATTTAATAATTACACAGGGATCTGAAGGATGTCTTTTTAATAGAACTTTATATCCAGCAGAGAAGGTAAAGGTTCGTGATGTTGTGGGTGCTGGAGATACTTTTCTTTCTGCTTTAGTATTTGGGTATTTGAGGTATCAGGATATTAATAAGGCAATTGTATTGGGTAATAAAGCAGCAGCAATTGCTGTTCAACAACCAGGAACATATGTTCTTTCTCAAACAGACATAAACGGATTGCTTGAGTAAATGTTATAATTGTTACTCTTATAAATTATATTTTAGGGTATAAAGTCATATGAACTTTGCTATTTTTTCAAAAGATGGATGTCCATATTGTGAGAAAGTAAAAAATGTCATGGAGTTGACAAAAGTAAGTCACGTAGTGTATAATCTAGACGAACACTTTGATCGAAAATCATTTTATGGTGAGTTCGGAGAAGGATCCACCTTTCCACAAGTTGTGGTTGATGGTAAGAAATTGGGGGGATGTGTTGACACAATCCAATATCTCAAAGAAAACAAAATCGTCTAAGGGCGGTATAAATAAATCAGATTACGATATAGATCGTGGGTTTGAATTTATTCTATCTGGAGGTAAAAAGAAAACCAAACCATTACACATTACCACACTTAAAATAGGAGAAAGAGACATGTTAGCAACAAGTTTAGTATTTGGATCATTCCTAACATTATTATTTCTTATAGTGGGAGCCATTGGTGGTTGGGTTGCCAGAGAATACATGATGAACTACCAAGAAATACCTAGAATACATCCTGAGATGTTTGATAGTAATGGAAATATACTTCCAGATGAAATTGTAGCATTCCGTTTTGAAAACAATTATGACAACGACCAAGAAGAAGACAACGACGACTAGAAAGAAGTCAACAACAGCAACTAAGAAACCTGCTGCTAAGAAACCAGCAACACCACAGAAGGTTCCTGATTTACCAGTAAATCCTTTTGCATATGAGGTGTTTGATGCTGTTTCTAAGATGAGAAGTAAAGCATTAAAGGTAGAAGCACTTCAAAGATATAATGATCCTTCTATTCGTGCGATTCTTATTTGGAATTTTGATCCGAATGTAATATCTCAACTTCCTCCTGGTGAAGTTCCTTATGGTAATACTAAAAAGGATGAAATGACAACAGGAACATTGTCTGATAAGATAGGTGATGCCGTTGATAAAATGAATGAGATGGGATCTAATTCATTAGGTTCACAGGATCAAGGTAGAACAACTATTCGTAAAGAATTTAAGATGTTTTATAATTTTATCAAAGGTGGTAATCCAAATCTTTCAGGTCTTCGTAGAGAGACTATGTTTATAAACATTCTTGAAGGATTACATCCATTAGAGGCAGAGATTCTTATTTTAGTTAAAGATAAGAGGTTGGGTGAGAAGTATAAGATTACACAGGATGTTGTTGCAGAAGCATTTCCACAAATTAATTGGGGGGTAAACAGATCAACATGAGTGAAACAGCAGAGTTAAAAAAACCAGAGAAGAAAGTATCTCTTTGGACAACAGAAGAAGCAGGTAATATTAAATCTGTTTATGGTTGTGAAATGTTAGTTGAGAATGGATCTCTTGCTGATGTTAATTCTGTAGAATTTCCTACAGATGCGTACATTGTAAAGTATGTTTTTAATGATCAAGTTAAATATGATTTGACTAGAGGAACTAAGACTAATATATTTGATATGTATTATGATAAGTTTAAGCAAGGTCTAAAAGACATACAGTATGGTCAAGGAAATATTAGTCCAAAGATGTGGGGGTATAGATCTAAGCAAGCACCCCAAAGGAAAAAGCGAAAGTGATTCCAAATATCGGGCAAAAAAATCTCCAGGTATTTTTTGCCCTGTAGGGTCGATGTAACAAATTTACATATTTACTTGACTAAATAATTAAAATGTGTTATTATTAACACAATCGTTCAACCTGATACATTCAGGTCGCAAGTAAGCCGACTCGGAACGGATCGTTCATCTTATGGACATACTACTCGCTACTATTTTAACTTGTGAAGAGGCGAAGGGGATTATCACTAAGATATCACCTTCGACTGAATATAGAACCGAATTGGTTCAAATGGTAAGAGGTAGCACTCAAGGATGTTTATGGGACGCAGAAGTTGACTAAAGGAACGGATTAAAACCCCTACTACTTTGGAGAAACCCAATGGCAAAAGTCACCTATAGAGGTGTCTCTTACGACACCAATGACAAGAAATCTTGTCAGAAAGAAGCAACTGTATTAACTTACAGAGGCGTTAAGCACACAGAATCTAAAACTGTGTGTGCATAGTGAGACAGTCTTACTTGACTGGTTTGAGGGGGGTGTTGACACCCTCCTTTTTTTGTGCCATAATATATTTGTTGAGGCGACGGGTTTAACGGGGAGTGACTGAATAATCTTTCTGGCATATAGCTGGATAAGGTGATGAGACACAGGTGGTGCTGCTTCTTCGGAAGAATCGACTTACCAGTCGGGTCTCAGGCAAGGACGTAAAATTTACTACTGTAGTAATGCCCGTTCTTTGTTGGTAATACAGAAACCCAACCTCCCACCCTAAATATTTTTTTGCGTAGGAAATATATGAGAACCCAAAACAAGGAAAATTATTATTATATTTTTTGGGTTGTTGCTATGGTTGCTTTCATAGTTCCTCAAGTTTTTACTGCTATAGCATATCACAGACTTGCCGACATACTTACTAAACCTATTCAAGTAGAGCATGTAAATGAGATTTAAAGCATTAGTTTTTGTCAGATT